TGAAGAAGAGGAAGAGGCCGAGGAGGAAGAAGCTGAAGAAGAGGAAGAGGCCGAGGAGGAAGAGGAAGAGGAAGAGGCTGAGGAAGAGACCGAGGAGGAAGAGGCCGAGGAAGAGGAAGAGGAAGAAGCTGAGGAAGAGGAAGTCTTTGAGATTACCATCAAGGGTACTGCGTATTATACGACAAACGAAGTCAGTGGAGTTATTTACGCAGTCGATGCAGACGGTGAAGTCGGGGATGAAATTGGTAAGTTTGTAGATAAGAAGCCTGTATTTACTAAAAAGTAGAAGCTCAATCGTACCATAAATAGTAGTATATATTTATTATAAATCAAAAATATATATTTTAACGTTGTCGTCTGGTATATTTTTTCTTAATCACTGCATGTGTTTTATGTTTTCGTGTTCCCCCTGATACTTTTTCACGTTTTGAATCTTCATGTGAAAGTACTTTATTCGCAATATTTGATACCAAATTATTCAACTCTTCTGTTTTATTTAATGTTATTAATGTTTTCCCAGTTGGATCATTTTTAGTAGCAAAACTCTCTTTCTCACGCGCAATCATGTCATTTTTTGCAGAAATAGAATGTGAAAGTTTAACTAGATTATCTATTACCGTGCGATTTTTGGTTAACATATCTTTGTTCCATAATCCAATAATTCCGTATAGTTCAGTTGCAAATGGGTTATCTTTCATATCTCGTATTTGCTCCAGAATTTTACTAGAATGTAAACTGCTAATGTAACTATCATCTACATATTTGTTTTTAAGCGAGGTTATTACTTCATCTACATCATCCGCATTTTTCATAATATATGTCATAAAATTATCTACAGGTGTTGGACCATTGGGTTGTGATGTATGATTGCTGTTTAGTTGGTTTGGTCCTAATTGTTTATCAGGTACACTATCACTTGCAGATAACATCTTTTGCGAATAATTATTTGTAATGGATGCTTCTATTTTTTTAAGTGAAAACATTTTACGATTGCTGTCTACTGCCCACATGTTTTTGTTTGACGTTCGCATTTCACTTATTAAATATTCTAATTGATTTCCCAAATAATCTCCCATAAAAGGACAATAAATGGAAGAAAAATTGTCATTATTTACTTCGCCTTCTATTAAATCTATCATAAAATAGACTTCGCGAGTAGGTTTTTTAGAATCACCTATATTAATATAACTAATGCCAACATTTACCAGTTTGGGTTCAACGTTGCTACCACCATTCAAAATTTTGATTTCACTTGGTTCCAGTGCATTGCCTTGAATATATTTTTTATAAATAATATCTAACAGCTTATAGTATTGAGTCGCTGTTGCGTCATCTTTAAATAGCTCATCAATTAAATGTTGCAAATATGTATTTGAAGATTTCCGGAAAGGGTCCTTATATTCATTCATTGCTAGTTGAAATTTACGTACAGCAACCTCTTTTTTATTTACATCATTAAGTTTTTTTGTGAAATATTCATTGACTTCTTTGATTACTTTGTTTATTTGTTGCATGTTTGTATGTAACTTTTTTAAGGTATCGACCTTTTCGATTATTTTCTTTCTGTAATTAGTCACCTCTTCGGTTAGTGGACCAGTCAACATTAATTTTTTTTTATTATCAATCTCTTTTATCCATTCTGCTTCAAACAACTTTTTGAATGATTCGTCGGTATTCATATTAAAGTCCTTTATTATATTAGCCAGTGCTTTAAATCCAGATGTAGCATCAGTTTTTCCTTTTATTTCATTCAGTTTTTCTATGATTTGCTTTATATCGTCTAGTTCTGCTTGTATTTTGTTCTTGTTCTCGTTAAGCTGTTCTTCCGGTTTATTAAATTTACTATCTTTGCTGTATAACTGCTCATCTGCCCATTTTCGTATTTTACGATACTCTACTAACATTTTACGATAAACCGGATGATTTAACATATCATTCAACCAGACTGTTCTTTTAATCGTATATGTTTTCCCGTTTATTTTCAAATATGAAAAATAGTGTGTTTGAAATGGATTGAACCAGAGTGCACGCGTCGATTGTTTACCTTTTAGAAAATCATAAGACGCATGTATATCATTTATGACAGGAAACTTGGTTGGAAATAATACTTCCAACATAGTCATTATATTTTTACGGGTTCGACGTTCGCGTTTATCATAATAACTATTATTTGCTTCATCCTCCGTATTTTCAGTGGATGTACTATTCAATAATTCATCATCTTTATCGTAATACTGTTTTAGTATTTCTATAAATTTATTTGCATTAAAAAAGAAGTTTATACGTTCTTGATAATCTAACTTGTTTAACAAATACACAGGGTATTCCACCTCGGTTGTAAAAAAAGGTAAGTCGGTTAATATTATATCATTGTCTTTTATTGTATCATTTCCACTGGTAGAATCAGCTATAAGCATATTTCGTGTAAAATCGACTATTTGTTTTTCTTTGTCAGGAATATTAGTGTATATTTTAATCGATAAACTCTCTATCTCAAATTCAACGTTCTCCATCTAACTTTGTAGTTATACTATATGCATAATTTATTTCATATAGTATAACACAGTTTGCCGGTTATAATACCAACTAAATCTGGTAACTTTCAAACTAAATCTTGTAACTTTCAAAATCAGTTTGTTTTTTTTGCTCTTTTGCCTTTTCAAGTACTTTCTTTGCCTTGGTAATGTCCTCTTCTGTTATATTTTCCATGTTCTCATTTTCTTCTAGTAGTGTTAAATGATGGTCTTTAAATTCCTCGGGCAATATGCAAAACATGCTTTCTTCATCAAATAAGTAGTCACTAATAACTATAAAACAAACCACAATAAATAGTGCTACGTAAATATCTCGAGTTCCCATCCATGCGATTGCGAAAACTAGTATATATTTGCTAAATGTATATTTTAAATAGGCTTCCATTGTCTTACTCAACTTCAAGTTTACGAACCTAGACGCAATATTTAAAGTTATTATCATGATTCCTGCAAATATTTTACTATTGTTTAACATTTGTATTTGGTCATGAATATATCGAAAACCGGATGATATAAATAAATCTTTCTTTTTGTCGGTCATTATATACCATTCTACTAGATATTATGCTATCAGATAGATTTCTATCCATATTGAATGACCATTTTATTTAGAGTTACATGTTTCACATGTGAATGCATCTTTCGCTTTATCCTTATCGTATAATAGTGCTTTCTCAGTTTTTAAACGGGTTTCTATAATTGAAAAGTCACATGTACGGTCACATATATTGCATTTTCCATTATTAAATTGAATGTTGGGATATATATGTTCCACCATATCTGGTTTCACTTTCATATCTTTATGCATTAATGTGGTTCCTTTGCAATGTTCATTCCTAAACTGGTCAATTACTGTCATTCCTTCTTGTGTATTTGTATTAGAGCCGTACACAGTAGATATGTTTGACATCGATTCGTTCAACTTAGTTTGTCGTTTTGCAGGAGTAGTTTGTTCAAACTCTTCGGCTTTTTCTTCTTCGGTGTGTTTATTTTGCTCAAAATTTTCAGCGAGTTTGTTCATTATATCATCGGTATTTAGCATATTTTCAACATAGTCACTTTGATAGTATACTATCATACTTAAACATATGACACCTCCTAGATATTTGTCTAAATACGTATAAAACAAAATAAGAGCGATTGCAGTTAGTTTTCCTAAACTAGAATGACTAAATTGTACGAACTCATTCGAATAAGATAATAACAGTAATGTTATTATAATCGGTATAAATTGTGCAATAGTTGTTTTCATATATATTTACCTATCATTTTTCTTCCTCCCAAGTTTAGTACATTTATTATGATTCAGGCGAGTAAGTTACATAGAAATAATATCTATGTATTTTTTAAGTATTAGAAAACTTATTTTGAAATGTCTAATTTAGTCTCTTATGCAAGTCCATGGATAAATGAAGATACACCTAAACGTCGACAGGCAACTATGAGACGTCCTTTGAAGAAATTATCTGCTTCATTGGAGGAAGAGGTGGATGAACCAAACAGTATCGAACATGAACCCAATCCACAGAATAGTCGCTTACAGACACCGTCTTCTTTAGCAGATATGCAATCATCCAATGATTTTAAAACAAATCGAGTCAATGAAATCTTAAACAAGATGAGTAGTACATCTGCGTCTATGGAGAATAATAAAATGGGTGATTTTAAACCGATTTCGCCGCCAACTATACAAGTGAAAAGTGATACTGAAACTCCTTCGTCTTCTCGTGAATACGTTCCACCACGTCCATCTTATTTAACCGCGTCGAATGCCATGAAATCTGAATTATTGCCACCATCACAATATAAGGCCAATGAACCTACCGCAGAAAAACATAATAGTTATGAAAAAAGTTATCAAAATACACGTCAAAATATTGTACATCCATATTATGCGAGCATGGGCGTCGGTACACATTCCGGAGCATTTGATGATAAATTTATGGAGAAAATGAATTACATGATTCATTTATTGGAAGAACAACAGCATGAAAAAACGAACAATATCACCGAAGAGTTTTTGTTATACACCTTTTTAGGAGTCTTTGTTATTTATGTCATTGATTCATTTGCACGTAGCGGTAAATATATACGGTAAACGTAAATAATATAGTAATATGATGTGTATATTACTATACAAGTAAATGGCACAAGTGGAAACAAACATACATGTTGCATGTGGCATTATGTACGACAATGATGGCAAAATATTGATGGGTCTTCGCTCCGCCCATGGCCCTAATCCTAACTATTGGGAATTTCCAGGAGGACAACTAGAAGAAGGTGAAACATTAGAAGAATGCTTACAGCGCGAATGGTTGGAAGAACTTAATTTACACATATCCATCGATAAATGGTTAACCACTACTATACATCCTCAGGTTCATTGTCATTTTTTTGTAGGTAAAATTACAGATATGGAGAACATACATATACGCGTTCATCAATACATTGGATTTTATGATATTCCTGATATTTTACGTTTACGATTATTTGAGGGAGACGCGGATGTAATTCGAATGTTACAATAATATAAAACATTTTTTTGCCTCTAATGGAGAACCCGGATAAATATAATTATAACTGTAATAAGCCGTATTTGTGGAACCAATGGTACTATTTTCGAGAACCCAACGCTCATGAATATACTGATTATGTCCAATGTTCTCAATAATGAGTACTTTATAGTCCGCATTTGTATGTATAACGTCGCGTAATGCATGCAAAAACCCCAAATAAAACAGATTAGCATCTGTGCAATTTTGAATACTAGCAACCAATGTCAGTGTTTTGGATTCATATTCTTCATTGTAACGATGCGCATCTTTGAAAAAATACAACCCAAATAGTTCACTTTCTCTACGAAGACATCCAATGTATAAACACTTTTCATTTAATTGGGCAACAATATTTCCAATGGAAGGGAGAACCATCATATCAAAAATAGATGTTTTTGGTTCATTATGTAGGTTTATATGGAAATAATCCATATATGCTTCCAATACACGCGGTTTCAATAACTTTACACTGTATATTGTCGAAATTCTGGCGACTTTACGACGAGGTATGTTATAAGAATGGGTTTGATATGTTATAAAGGGTCGAACTCCACTGAATGGTTCTCCGTCCTTTTTTAACAAACTACATTGAATATTTTTGTTATAAGTCCGTTGATTGTAGTCATGCGTTTGTAATAATTTTCTACTTATTGCTTTGTAGTCATGTTCTCGATGGACGCATAACGAATCAATATAATAAACAGGAATCACCGTATATACTGTGGGTGTATTCGATGACCGAATATACATATTCAGTGCCCTAGACATGATACATCCTATTGTACGGTTTTCTTTCACAATATCTATTTCGGTTTGATTCACACCTTTTTTTACATCATAATGGAGAACATGGTAAATCGACATATAAGATAACTCGGGTTGTCCTGTATGTATTGCATATAAATGGTTTGACTGAACCATATAATCAATACGTTCGCTCGACAAATAGTGAGATTGTAACAACTTAGCAATATCTGCCATCATAGGCATAAATTCGTCTGTCACTGGATAGGTATGAATAAACTGGTCGTCTACAAACTTTGTTTTATAGGGTGCATTTTTCTGTACAATATACGGCTGTTTGTACAAAGAACATATATAATTATATGTATGGAAAACCGGCTGGTTATTCCAAAACGGGTATTTGATTTTGATAATTGCCCATATGATAATAACCAATAGTAAGATGAGTAATAAAATATATTGGAAAAGCATTACTAATATATTTTGCGAAAAGGGTTTACTATTTATTACGATTTTATAAAGGCCGCTCTAAAATATATAAAAATTGGTGAACATCACCATTGCATGTGGACATATCCACTTTTCCATGCATTATAAACCCGGCTTGAGTGACCTTATATAATATATTATCAATCGAATCTAAATGCAAATGTATCTCGTTTTGACGTATATGACCGCTATCTATATCGGTGAAAGTTTCTTTAATTTCGGTTTGGATGTTATTACCATCGCGTGGAATCTCATACGAACATTTATATTTATAATCGCTAAATATGGCGTTTGAAGTGATTAGTCGTTTGGTAGGGAGTTTGTTCTCTTCGATGAGTGCATTTTCATGGGGTATCAAGTTAGTAAACTTGGTCGTGTCAACTAAATGTAATACTAAATAAGTATTTGGTTTCATCCAAAAATAACAATTCTGGAAAAACTTATCCTTGTTTTCGATGTGATAAATGGTAAAATAGGTACACAATATATGTGTAAATCTGGATTTTTCGAATTGCATTGGATTTAATACGTCTCCATATATGTATTCCGCATCCGGATATTTCTGCATGGCATACGTCAACATCTCTTTTGAATTATCTACACCATATACTTCGTATCCAGCTTGTGTTAATTCGTTTACTGCATAACCAGTACCACAACCTACATCCAAAAATGTACTATGATTAACCGATGGTTCTGTCATATCAATTATTTTCAACAATTCTTGTGTGGCTCGAACACGTGTATTATGTAATGAGTCATATATATCAACATAAAACTTGTCAAATATATTATTTCCATATTTGTATACAAATGGTTCGACTTGAGTAAACCCTTCCGGTTTATACGGGGTTTGCATTTGCTTAGACACAACAATAATCACCATTATGATAGCTAATATGAGAACCCATCGTAAAAAAAATAGATTTGGATTATTACTAGATATTATTGTATATAATGACTCAAACATGATTTATTATATAGAAGATTATATAATAAAATGATACAAAAATATTTATTGGTTACGCAATTGTGTTCGTGTATGATTGAAAAAACGGTCATGACCAATATTTACTCCGGCTAAATTAGGATGCATCACACTCGAAAAGGTAGGTGTTGCAAATAAATCAAGATGGGGTTGAACTGATGGACTGGACACCACACTAACGTTGTATAATTCACTGGAAGATGATGGTACATACACAGATTGACTTGCACCATGTTGCAATGCGAATGTTTGATTACGTAATACGGTTTCAACGTCAACGTTCTTTATAAAACCGGACGATGGGGCACGACGATTACCTGGATTGAAATTCGAGTGGGGATTGTAAATTGGATACGGCAATACAGGTGCACTTGAATACTGAGCGTTTTTTACCATAGGAAATAGAGTTCGCTTTGTTTGTACCGGACGAGGGTCATATTGTGGCTCCAATGGCGAATCTGCAAAATATCGACTCGACATACGTTCGTTTATTTCGTCAGCTTTATCCATTTGACCGTATAATACTCCATCCGGAATGCCATAAATGCGTTCATTATTTTGCATGTCCATTATTCAACTAAACTATACACTATCAAAATATTTTATTGGTCTAATAATTTGTATATTCGAACGGAATCTAAACCAACCGTTTCAATGCCCGACGTCCAATCCCCTAGTATTTCAAAGGTGTTTACATTGGCAAGACATATAATAAACGCCGGTTTCGATATTTGCCGGTCCATTTTATACTGCGTACTCCATAAATGTTCATCTAATTTGATATGAAAATGAAAATGAGAAGTCATTTGATTGAATATTCTTGTTGAAAAATATCCAATCGTATCTTGTCGATTATTACATGTTATTTTGACAATGGGAAACAAGTCCAAGTTGTTTAATTTTGATAAATCTCCGGACAAAACAACTTGTGAAAAATCAATCCACCCGTTATATGCTAATGATAAATCAACATGATATTTATCTGGCGACATAAAGTACCATAATGATGTATCGTACGTATGTGTTTTATCCAAATGGATGTAATTATCTGTTCCCGTAATAAACATGGAAATATCATGGTGATTCCAATCACAATATGTTGGAACTTGCATGGGCGTACGTATTGGATGATTATATATAATTTTCCAGTCATCGTCACTTAACGAAAAGTCGCTCGATACAAACGTACCGGATTTAGGTAAAAACAAAATTCTACCCGACAATACACCTGGTTTTTTATTATTATCAATGAATTGTACAATAATATTTACACTGTCAATCACTCCGTTTTTCGCTTGGTAATAATTCATATTTTTTAAATAATACACAAATCGTCCTTTGCTACCTGTAATGAAGGTGGAATTTGTTATTTGTTTACCTTGATAGGGTACATATCCATATCTCGAAAAAACATAGGATAACTGATAAAATTCACCAACGCGCTCTTTGTTAAAGTTCAAATAATATTTAGGTTTTATGCTGTGTTGGAAGTTAATCTGTTTAGGATTTACTACAATATAATCGTTTGGGTTTACATATACAATTTGGTTTAGTTCAGGTAATATTGAAGAACATAAAATGGAACTATTGAATAACAGAACCAATACGAGTGAAACAAACATGAATTATAATTATTATCAAGAGAACGTTTATATGATTTGTAAAAGTTGTGTAAAAGAATTATAGACGTAATATACTCATTTACATAACTTTCAAGTAATTTCTACCATTATAACTAATGGTTGTAATCCCTAACCATAAAATAAATATTTTTTCAAATATACTAAAAGTATATTCTTTTTGGAACGCCAAATATGTTAAATAGGGTCCATAAATAAATATATCGACCAATCTAACATATTGTGTTTTACTTTCTCCATTTGCTATAAGCCATCCCACAATTGAAAATACAACAGACAATATTATAAGTAAATAGGGAACTTGTTTTTCCTTATCTATATACATAATAAGTTTATACAATATAAATATATAAATATATACACCGATGAACATTTAAGATTGCACGCAAAGCGTGCGTCTTAATTGATTTATCGGTAACGTTGCCTTTGAACACTATCCGCACTTTGTGCGGATAATAATGTTCAAATGCGTAAAATACGTGTTTGCTTACTTTATATTACATGATTGCAAACCAATATGTTAACTAGGTAAATGACTTAGACATTTATACATAACATATTATGTATAACTAAAGAACTATGGTCGTTATTTGTGACAAGCCTTATCCATCTAATTCAAAGTACGATTCTCATTTTGAATTATATCCATATCCACTCAGTGATTTTCAAAAATACGCTATCGAGTCTATTGTCGAAGGGAACCATGTGTTAGTCACCGCACACACTGGTTCGGGAAAAACGCTTCCAGCTGAGTTTGCGATTCAACATTTTGTAAAAAACGGGAAAAAAGTCATTTATACGAGCCCAATCAAAGCACTTTCTAACCAAAAATACTATGAATTCACCCGAAAATATCCAGATATTTCGTTTGGTCTGTTTACTGGTGACATTAAAACCAATCCAAATGCCGATGTACTCATTATGACCACCGAAATATTAATGAACTATTTATTTACATCACTTAATCAAACCCCGAGTGAATATGGCTCTTCGCTTCTTCAATTTCAAATAGACATTCAAAATGAACTTGCATGTGTCATATTTGATGAAGTACATTACATCAATGACGCCGACCGCGGACAAGTTTGGGAAAAAACCATTTTAATGCTACCTCGACATATTCAAATGGTGATGTTATCTGCTACCATTGATAATCCCACTGGATTTGCAGAATGGTGTGAACGCGGGGAAGTGGAAGACGGGGGCAAGACCGTATATTTGGCATCGACGTCTCATCGTGTCGTGCCATTGTCTCATTACGGGTTTGTTACAACTACCGAGGCCATTTATAAGTCTATTAAAGACAAAACAATACAACAAGAAATACGCGATAATACCAATAAGTTGATTTCGCTACAAGACGAACATGGCAAATTTAACGAAACCGGCTATAAAAAAATAACCAAACTAAATAAATATTTCGACGATAATCGCGTGTGTATGAAACGCAAACATGTATTAAACCAACTGGGCACGTTTTTATATGAACGAGAAATGTTACCAGCAATCGCATTTGTATTTTCACGTAAGAACGTCGAAGCTTGTGCAAATGATATGACGGTCCCTTTGTTGGAGTTTGATAGTAAAGTGGCTTATACTGTACGTTACGAATGTGAACAAATTATTCGTAAGCTACCCAATTTTCAGGAATATTTGCATTTGCCAGAATATCAAAATCTGGTGTCATTGTTGGAAAAGGGAGTAGGAATCCATCATTCTGGTATGATACCCGTATTACGAGAAATCGTGGAACTCATGATATCTAAAAAATACATTAAGTTGCTCTTCGCTACCGAATCATTTGCGATTGGACTGGATTGTCCAATCAAAACGGCTATATTCACTAGTTTGACCAAATTTGACGGACACGGGGAACGATACTTAATGTCGCATGAATATACCCAAATGGCTGGTCGTGCTGGACGACGTGGCATTGATACTGTGGGACATGTTATTCATTGTAATAATTTATTTCCCACACCGTGCCTTGGCGATTATAAAGGCATTCTGGGCGGAATACCGCAAAAGTTGGTTTCCAAGTATCATATTTCATATTCACTCATTTTGAATTTGTTGAAAAATGGTCAAACCAAAGATTTTCATTTATTTTCTCAAAAAAGCATGATTTTCCGTGAAATATGTAACTCGGTACAAGGTCAGCAACTCGAACTGGAAACACTACATACCGCAATTAACGAAAAAGAAAAATTTGTTATGAACGCAAGAACTCCGCTTGATATATGTAATCAATACAATAATGCCGTTATTACATATAATACAACTGGCAACAAGACTCGTAAACAAGCGGAAAAGGATGTGGCGCGCATGGTGGATGAATATCGGTATATAAAAGAAGATGCGAAACGAGTGGCTGAATGGAATGAAATGAAACAAAAATATAACAACGACGACTCTGCTCTAATATCGACACAGCAATTTATTTTTATGCAAACTGATTTAGTATGTACAATCCTAGAAACGCATGGTTTTGTTGACCACATTACAATTACAAATGAACGAATGCTCACACAATTAGGTATCATTGCATCAAATATCGCCGAAATACATCCACTAATCACATGTAAATTACTTGATAAATGGAATTATTTTCATGACTTTTCTGCTCGTCAAATAGTAGGACTGTTTTCATGCTTTACAGATGTAAAAGTACAAGACGATTGTCGAGTGAGCGTGTCGACTACCGATGATAATTTTTTAAAGCTACGGATAAATGAGTTATCCCAATTATACCAGGTTTTTGCTGGGTACGAATGTGAATATAATATGCACACCGGAATCGATTATGATAATGCATTACAATATGATATGATAGATTTGGCTATGGCATGGTGTGATTGTCAGTCGGTAGAAGAGTGCAAATGGTTCATTCAAACCGAATTGGCTACAAAATCAATTTCTATTGGCGATTTCACGAAGGCAATGTTGAAAATTGTTACCATTGTGAAAGAATGGATGAACGTGTTTGAATTGATTGGAAATATCGAAGCATTGCATAAATTTACAGGAATCGACACATTTCTCTTAAAATATGTAACAACATCGCAAAGTTTATATGTATAATTTGAAAAATTGATTTATAATTGATAGATAATAAGAAATCAACCTATATGCGTAATGCATAATTATTATAGAAGTATTTACTACGGAAACCCATTCTATCCTGTATACATATCATGTACTATTATAATCATACTTTTACTTCCAATTATACTCCTGATGAGAGCAGTCGAAGTGATAGCGAAAGTGATGGCTCCATCATCATAGACGCGGATGACAATTCAACTGCAAATACGGATAATGAAACAGATGATAGTGATGACGATGACGAAGGGATTGAGTATGACTCTATCCATAACGAAGATTCGTCCCATTTTTATAGTGAAAAAGAGCACGGGAAATATTATATCGGGTTATGTCATCTACAAATTACACCCAATTTTATCTTATGGCTGTTGTCAACCAGTGTGTCTGCTCGTTCATTTTTACGTCACTCGTATGATAATATAAATAATTACTTATATTATTATGGATTAGTGCGGATACCCAGATGTAAAGTACAAATTATGCAAGTTCAACGCCTTCCAGATGAAACTTGCGCGGTTATTATAAAAACGTATTGGTTACGTTTAGTCCAACGTCAATGGAAAAAAACATATCGAAAGCGTAAGATGATGTTGAGAAACAGAATGCATCCTACCGCGCAACAATATAAACAAATACATGGTTATTATCCCCCACATATTTCAAGAATGCCTTCCATAAGAGGTATGTTATCAAAGTATGTGAAGTACACATCTTAATTTACGTTACCTGTCTAATGACATTAAATATAAAAATTGGTTAATATCTACCAGTAAATCATCTCGAATGCTCAACAATCCACTATCTTTTTTTGTGAAATGGTCATCCATGGTTACTAAGAATTCGCGGAATTCAAAAATATGGGTTTTAAATTCATAACTACTTTTATTGTCGATTATTCTCAAACTTTTTTCAACCATCTTCACGCGCTTATTATCTTTACCTAACAATACTTCTACAAATTCGTCTATATGCTTATTCAATCGTTCGTATAACTCATCCGTTGCTTTATGTTGTGCATACGAATGTGTTTTCCAATGGTATAGTTTTACCATATTTAAAATTTCTAGAAACTTTTGTACGATGTATGCATTTCGTTTATTTTTTGATTCAGCATTATTATTCTTCATAGTTCTGCGTTTACGCGTTGGATTTTGTTTTGCTGTTTTTCCCATTCCTATATACTAACCAAATACTATATTTTTGTTGTAACATGAATACTAAATATAAACTGTGACCGCGTGAATACAAACTTGTAATAGAATGTTTACAAATTAGTTTACTGTCTAAAAATTGATATAGATATAATATTTATATCTATAGTAAATATAACAAAATATAAGCATATAACATGTCTAATTCATTATGTATATCTGTCGAACCTATTATATTTACTCGATACTTATACAATAAAACAGAGGTTAAGCAGTCATTATTTATTGCCTTATTAAACCGAAAACGAGATGAAGCTTTATTTTGGGCATACGAGTTGTATTTTTCCGGGTTTGGTACAGACGTATTTGATTATATTATCAATGTGTATCGAGAAATTTATTCCATACTGAATCCGCCTTTAGTATTATTTATTGAACAAATGTTAGTGAAATGGGCAAAAGATAAAACCAATGATTGGACAATTGGCTCTATTATTGTTACCTTAATTAATCGTGAATATGATGTTAATAATTTTGTTAAAACATACTTCGGTGTATCATGTCATGAAAATTATGCAAACCGTCGACAAAAACGTAAATTTCGAATTACATTAACCAATAGTGATGTTGACCCATATAGAACTATTGAAACCGGTCCAGCTGATACCGTATTACAACGAGCATGTCGATTCGCCATAAATAAAGAATACAACAAATTATTTAATACGAATGTTCCTGTACGTAGTGTGTTGCGCGATGCGTATTATTATCATTGGTTATATTATTGTTTGGATACTCCAATATGGCGTCAACGTATATTTAAATACAAAGGTAGATTAAACCACGAAAAGAAAACGATTGAATTTGATGACGAGGATAATTTACAAGAATTTTATGACAAATGGGGATATTATCCAGATGAACAACAAATTGAAGTTGAAGAAAAAACGATAGGAGGTGTTTATGAAGGTCGTCCGGTATCTATTATGGAATTTTGCATGCGATTTGAAGCGGTGCCAATTACTAAAAAAGTTAAACTCGCTAATTCATCAGCACGTTCAACTGAATTAATAAATTCCATGCAATATACTGATTAAATTATATATATATGTAATATATACAAGTTAAGTATTATGATGCGAACTATGTTACACCCCAAATTGACCATATTAATATTATCATCTATCTTTTTTTCTATTTTGTACATGTTCTTAGATGATAATCACTTTAGTGGAGTAAATTTTGTAAAGGAAACCATAAAAGAAGAAGTCATTAAGAAAAAAATACATAGTGAAATAGAGACACAACCCAAATATGTAGCGATTGAAACAATGGCGTTTACAAATGATACAAAATCATATGTCACTACTAATATTGCAAACTATAATAAACAAAAGGAGACAGACGCTGCGATTGCAGACGCGACCAAAGAAGTCTCTGTAGATGTAAAGACGGACGAACTTGCAGCTGAAAAAATAAATGTGTCTATATACCAACACATGTTTGACCGTTTATATTTTTCATTAAATACATCTTGCTTATTGGGTTATGGTGACATTTATCCGTTATCAAACATTGCTAAAACCATCACTATGATACAGGCTCTTGTTACAGTGTCTCTCATAGTATTTTAATTCCACTCCCCCTTACCATATATCTATTATATATTTTGGAATAGATATATGTTTGTATATTTACTTTTGGATAAATAGCTCTTTTGCCATGGTCTTGATTATTTTGTTATCTAATTTGATTTGTTCTTCTTCTACATCCCCAAGAATGGCTCGCATCATTTTGTAACAGAAGTCGTATGTGCGGCTTTCCATTACTTCGCAATCTGGATGTGCTGTTCTCCAATCTGGAACGGTTCGATAATTATTCATAGAAATCCGGCTTAGTATTTTGCGGAGCTTAGTTAAATCATCGGTGTCTTTACTCCACCCAGCGTCATCCTTTATATACATAGTTTCTCTTTTGATATCCGTGCAATGTATTGGCCGCTTGGTAATATCCATGTCTTTTAACCTGTCCATGATCATTTTCGTCATACCATTCACATATCCATGATTACCAATGTACTCGATTTCATCAATATGCACATTCATGTTACGTAAAAAATCGGTAATGCTCATAGCATCTTTACACGTGTCGTTGAGGAAAAAATTCAGGTTGAACTTCTGGTTGTTATGATTCGTGGTGTGGTTATTAATAATTTGAGTATTTTTTGCGAGTTCTAATATTTGAGAATTTTGTTCGATTAGTAATTTCTTGAAATCACGATTATCATTAATTAATGACTCCATTATGCTAATAACTTGTGGAGGGGGGTCCACATTATCTACATTATGTGCTCTGCTATTGGTGGATTCTATATACGTACAATGAGCTTTATGATACCATAAACTATTGCGAGCAGTATAATCCTTACCACATTCGCATTTAAAAATTTTGGCATTTTTTGGCATTTTTTCTGTTCTATTTGTTCTAAAATTATGTTTTGCAGTGGACAAATGTTTCTGCCAGTTACTATTTTTGCTGCATACAAAGTTGCATTCTTTACATATAAAATTTTCGGCATTTTTTGGCATTTTTTTCTGTTCTAAATGTTCTATATTTTTAGAACATAAAAAAATGCCGTTTCGTTTTTCGAATTTTTCCAAAAAAAAAGTATGCAGCCAACCTAAAATTATTTTTTTTGCATTTACTGCATTTGACTGCATAAGCAAAAAATCGATATTTTCGGAAAAAGAAATGGCCTCACTTTTCAAAAATGGACATTTTTAAAATGTCCAATTTCGGAAAATCGCAGACCAAATTTATTTGATGTTTTTTATAAAGTTCCCACTTTTTGTGGGAAAGGGGGGGTTGTGCATGAAACTGAGTTCCCACTTTTGTGGGAAAATGGGACTTTGCATGAAAATAAGTTCCCACTTTTGTGGGAAAATGGGATTGTGCATAAAAATGAGTTCCCACTTTTGTGGGAAAATGGGACTTTGCATGAAAATGAGTTCCCACTTTTGTGGAAAAATGGGACTTTGCATGAAAATGAGTTCCCACTTTTGTGGGAAAATGGGATTGTGCATAAAAATAAGTTCCCACTTTTGTGGGAAAATGGGATTGTGCATGAAACTGA